CCGACTGTGCTACATGTTCCGTATGGCAGTCAGTGTCCAGCTTCTGTAAAGCAAAAAATTTATAGATCTAAGAAGAAGCGCTAGTCCTCCATATCATGGACATAGAGTTGAATTAGCGCATAATGTAGAACCTTCATCAAATCTTTTCTAGCATCAGATGCTAAACCTTTCTTGCCATATCTTTGAGCGTACTTCAATACGTTACCGATACAGAAACCTGTACCGTGTCCTCCATCAATGATAAACTCAGTAGCTTGAAATTTATCTTTGGAGTAATGCGAATTGTATGTTGAGTCAATGTATTCTCTAAACTCGTCAATCAATTCACCTTCATTAAATTTATAGTCCATCATGATCCTCTCGTATAAATGTAAGCTTTGAGCACGGAAGCATTCTCTATGCCTCCAACAATAGTACCCCAATAAGTGTAAGACACCGGTCCTTTTGACGTAGGAGTCTTCATCTTCTTATATGGCTTACGACCTTTCAAACAAACACGATATCTTTGGTTACTGCCTGACTGCTTGAGCCAAGCGTTAAACCGTGACACCATGTGCTTCACCATTTGCAATTGATCCATATCTTCAGCATCATCTCTTGCAAATGATCCGATATACGAATCAGTCAAGTAACGTGGCTTTTCAATCGGCATTGTAGTACCTTTCATATTCTTTCAAATCATTCTGAATAACATCATATTCTTCGACTGCGGCTCTTGCTTCAAGAGACATAGGTTTGAATGCATCAAACGCTAAGGCACAGAATTCGTTACGAGAAATATTGTAATTCTCTTGTGCGAATTCTTGTCCTTCTAAAGCGGCAGCTTTCACTTTACCCATAATATACTCCTTACCATACTAACAAAATTGGAATTGCTACAACAACTGCAACAAAAATAAAACCGGCACAAATTTGCTCAACATTATGTGACATGATAAATCTCCTAGAAACGAATTGATGCGAGAGCGATAGCAGTTGTATCTGCTTCGATACCCAGCTCCTTAGCTAGCATATACTGCAGAGCTTCAGGCTTAGTACCTTCAGGCTTTGTCATACAAAACGCGATGATAAATCTCCAAATGTCATTTTGATCTTTATTTTGAAATTCGTACTTAACCATAATTAGCTTCCTTTTCCATTTTATAGATCTATTATACCACAGAAAAATTCAAATGTAAACAAAAAAGTGCATTATTATTTTGAAAGAAATCAATCACTTACGTTTTTTTCTTGAAAAGGAAAGATTTTATTGATAACTTTACCACACTCAATGGCCAGATCCATGTGTTCTTTCTGAGTACCATTGGCTGATCTCAGCTCGATATAGTGAATCCAACTACGTAGCGTTCCATTTACATAGAGTCGTGACTTAGTTAGTCCTTCTGGCAATACTGCTCGAGCTTGCTCTTTAGCAATACCTTTACTGATAGCCCAATTGTATGCTACCTGCGATGCAAGGATAACATTATTCTGTGCTTCATCCCATTCAGACTGAAGCCATGCATCATTCGATTCAATTGAGTTTTGCCGATTCTTTGTATCCTGTAGACGTGCTTCTCTTAATACAAAATTATCATCAAGATCACGAATATCAGCATACCGCTGGCTAAACTCTTGAAAGGAAAATGACCTGTGTCTGAGGAGTTGTCGTGCAATGTCTCTGGTTGTTTCGATTTCGAGACAGGCTGACGCCATTTCGAATGGTGACCAGTGCTTGTGTTTGATGAGGTATTTAAGTAGGCGTTCCGTTGTTTCGGAGCTAATTTGGTTCGCTGGATTGGAGACACGGGCGCAATACGCGATGAGATCTTGGACATCTTCTCCGACATAGAGTTCTCCTTCTACTGGTTGGCTGTAGCTAATTGTTCTTACGTTCACAGTTTGAATCCTCCGAATTTTTCTTGAGACACTCTTTCACCACTTTGCGATTTATCAAATACTGGAGTGTCGTCAGTAAGATTTTGTTCGCTTTCTTCTACATCGTATAGACGCATCTTAGCTCGATCGATACCAACCACAAATCGCTTGTGCATTGTTGGATCGTTATAACGATTCTTCAATTGCTTGACCATCATCTGGCCGGATTTTTCTAGCTCTTCGGTTGAGATCAAGGCAAACATTAGATCGGCTGTCGCGGGTAATCCAAAAGACTCGGACGTATCTTCAAGCCCAACATCTGAGTTACCATAACCAGAACGAGTCGTTTGCGTTGCAGAGAAGATCGGTACTTCGAACTCGACCGCGAGGCCACGTAGCTCTTCAGCAATTGCTTTAATGTAAGTGTATGAATTGATCGATCCTCCCATAGCTTTCATTCTTGATGAAGCACAGATGTTGAGATAGTCAATGAAAATAATATCAGGTATGAATTGCTTTTTAAGTTTTAGCTCGTTAAGCAAAGCACGGAAATGACCAGAGTGTGCAGAGCCAGTAGGATATTCTTTTACGATAAGTCTGCCAGTCGTCTTACGAGCAAGATCGGCAACCTTTGTTGTAAACATATCCTTTGACATTGTTTCAAGCTGGTCAATTGGAACGTTGAGCAGATTAGCATCAATACGTTCAGCAATTCTTTCTTCTGCCATTTCCATTGTAATATAGAGGACATTCTTTCCTTCTACCAAAGCTGCAGCGCCAACATGACACATAAACAGAGATTTACCAACGCCAGTCCCAGCGAGAGCGATATTAAGAGTCTTTCTCGGGACTCCACCCTTTGTGATCTTGTTGAAGTATTCGAGGTCGAATGGAATGCGATCCTCTTCAGTATGGTAGAATTCATAACGTTCCTCTACGTTTTCAATATAATCATGACCAACGTTAGTGTCAAACGCAACTCCCAGAGCTTTAGTCAATAGCTCTGGAAGTGCATTCTTTGTCAACGTGTCATGCTTGCCGTCAATAATCGTAATCGATTCCATGACCGCGTTGTAGATAGCACGATCTTGGCACCACTTCTCAGTGTTCTCAAGTAACCAAGATTCGTCTACCTCATCTCCGTCAAACAGTGTACTAGCAATATCAACTGCTGTAGTAAACTGTTCACTACTGAGATTCGAGTGCTCATTCAATTCTACAAGGAATGCTTCGCGAGCTGGCAGTGAATTATATTTTGCAACGTATTTACCAGCTTCTTTGAAGAGTGTACGATAGGGACCTTCAAAGTATTCTGGCTTAATGAAAGGCAAAACCTTTCGCATATATTTTTCATCTGTAAGAAGTTTTCGTAGAATTGTTTGCTCAATTCTTAAATTCATGTAACGATCTCTCCGGTTTCTCTATCGGTTGCTTGTACAAACCCTTCTTCAAGTCCAACACTAATGACTGAAGATAATATATCTCCAACATGTTGTTGCAACTCTACATCTTGTACAGAGAGATCTTTATCGGGTGATTCAACAATTTGAAAATCATAGGTGATAGCTTCTTGTTTGTCATCGTATGCAACTTCTCCAAAGACAATGATTGTCTCTGGATATTTGGTTTCAAGTCTGATCGCCCATGCATCTGGATGTTCATCATGGTGAATAAACGTATAGTCTTTATTCTCTTGCATCTTCAATATCCTCTAGTGAAGCCTTTCCACCGATTTGATATGCTTCTTTCAGAAAATTAGCAAAGTCTGTTTCAGCAAAGATTGGCTTCCAGAAATCTTCTTCTAGAGTTGCTGCTTCTCGTACTTTTGACTCGAATAGTTCGCCAGTCTCTCGGTCAACACGCGAATACCAACCATTAGATGGCTTAGCGACATATTGACCTTGCATAGCAATATCAAGCAGACCCGAATACTTTTGTACTCCGCCTTCCCAAGAAACTGAGATAGGAATTTTAGACTTTTCTTTAACATAGCGTGATTTCTCCACGTTAATCACGAAATCGTATCCGGTTACCTCAGTACCTTTTTTGTTCTGCCTGCGACCTAGAATCCAGATATTGTCAGCTGAGTAATAGATACCAGTGCCGCCGGAAACAATTGCTTTAGGGAACAAACCAATTTCTTGATATGTATGATTGACAGCAATCAACGGAATGTTTTTCATATTGAGGTACGGTGTACACATACGAAACAAGCCTTTGAGAGCTTTAGCTCGTGACATGTCAGCAACAGACTTTTCATTAATAGCATCTTCTAATTCTTTCTTCGATGCTAGGTTGCCGACTGAGTCAATTACAATAACGACTTTATCATCACGATCCAGACCTTCCATCTGGCCAATGATGTCAAACTTAAGTTCTTCTACGTTAGTAATTGGAGTGTGTAGTACGCGACTAGTGTCAATTTCAAATTGCTTGAAGTATGACTGTGGTGAACCAAACTCTGAATCATAGAAGAGAAGGACAGCATCAGGATATTTTTTCAAATAAGCTGAAGCCATGATAAGACCAAATGATGTCTTAAAGTGTTTGGATGGACCAGCTAGCACAGTGAGACCCGGTGCTAAACCTCCATCGACAGATCCAGATAGTGCTACGTTGATCATAGGCACATCGGTCTGAATCATATCTTTTTCTGTAAAAAACTTTGACTCGGAAAGAATAGATGTTTCTTTGACTTTACTATTCTTCTTGAGTTTATCCATTATTGACGACATTATATACTCCTTTGATTATGATACTATTATACCATAAATGCATCCAAATGTACACTATCTTTTTTATAATCTAGTGTCCTAGTTTTATTATCTTGTACGAGAAAATTAGTATCAATCATCGAGTTATCCAGTCGACCATCAACGAACTTGAGAACGTGTTCGGCCATGTCTTGTGCAGTAGTGACAGGAACATTCTGGCAAATGTGATTGATATTTCGTACTCCACCTTGAAGAATAAAATCATCAGGTAGTTTCATGATTGATAGGCATTCGCGAATTGTTAAATATCTGTCTTCATCGGGATGTGTAAGTGTAAGAGGATATGCTCCTACAAATGCTCCAATGTAATTCTTTGGAATGTTTACACCACGCCTCATAATGTTACCACCATTCTTTAGTTTGGCGTACATTTCTAAACAACGCGTTGCCTGCTTTTCAAATCCATTCTTCGACATCCACTTCGAGACACGATCATACTTAACACCACTATCTTCAATGTAGTGTTTTACATCATAACTCTTTTCAACTTTATCTTGAAATTGGCTGTGAGCAATTCCGCCTTCGATTTCTTCGAGGACATAGCGATAGTATGGATCTTCGGATGGAACACTCGAATTTGCAAGAACTGACATTGGATCCTTAGGATCTCGTTTCACGGAACGAATCGTGTCTTCAATCTTCTCGTGTTCCCTTTTTATATATTCAAAGACAGGTACTTTTTTGCCTTTCCAGAAAAAATAAAAAGTACGATCTCTTACTTGTGCGAGTCCATGAAGGATGCTTTTCGTTTTATAAATTGTAAAGCTATATCCGTATTCGTTAGCAATTCGTCGAAGATCTTCGACAATCGGTTCTCCCATTTTTGAAGCGAGTCTTGGTGCATTTTCGCCCCAGAATACTTGAGGTTTGAGTGTACCCAAGACATGGCGAGCAGAGGTCCGCATCCAATCATTAGCAGCAGCGTCGCTGCTACTTGTAACGCTAAGACTAGACAGGCCAGCACAAGGGCAAATGGTGTTGACAACATCAACAGAAGGTACATCAGGTACCCCACCATCTCCAATAACATGGTAAGGAACTTCTTTATTGTAATATTCCAATAGGTGCGTATCATTAGCTTCAAACCCCGGGTATGAGAGAATGTACTCAGGACGTTTTCCGAATACATTCTGCATGGCGATTGTTTCACCGCCAATAAGTGGTACTATACTTGCATAATTAGGCATAACTTACTTTCTGTTCTTTTTCACGGTCATCCAATTCATATTCTTTTCTGTATATATTATTGGCTTTAATGACATCATCGAGAACAGAGAACTCACCACGTGCATATGTAGAGAATGCGTTGGTATCCTTAGGGAAGCATGCTCCACCAAAGCCTTTCTTTCCGTCAGGCCCTGGAACTTGTGTGTGGCTATGCCCAATACGCGGATCTGATCCAATAGCATTAACAATCACGTTATACTTCGAATCAGTATCATCAATAAGATCCTTGAATTGATTAAACCACAGAACCTTTGTAGCAAGGAAGCAATTAATTCCGTACTTAACAAAGCTCGCTTCCATTGCTGTCATGTGAATAACTGGACATGGTTTACACTGGCTATGTTTTTCGTATAGATCTTGTACACGACGAGTTACCATCGCGTTTCCTCCAAAGATATGCATAGGTGGATTAACAAAATCTTCTAAGTGATTTGCTTCGGTTAGAAATTCAGGATTGTAAACTACATCTGAGTTTTTGCTTAACCTGTCAACTACATCGGGTGTTACGGTTGACTTGATAATGATAGGACAGGTGAAAGCTGATAGCTGCTCTACAACATCTTCTACAATCGATGAATCAATACTTCCATCTGGACCAAACGGCGTAGGTACACAGACAAACGCAGCATCGAGTCTAAACTTACCTTTAATATTATCGAGTGTTGTATTATAGATTGGATCAATGATATGCTTATCAACCTGTGAAGTGGAAAAGCCGTGATCAACAGCTTTCCCTACATATCCGTGTCCTACGATTGCGATATTAATTGACATTGTAATACTCCTTGTACCAAGAAACAAATTGCTTTACACCTTCAGAAACAGGAGTTGTTGGCTTATATCCTAAAGCTTCAAGCTTTGTAGTATCCGCCCATGTTTCTGGTGTATCAGCTGGATGAGCCGGCACCATATCATATCTACCTTCACGACCAAGATTCTTTTCAATCTCATGTACAAAATCCATAAGCTGGACTTGTTCGCCATAACCAATATTATAGATTTCATGGCGTACACCATCACTTGTTTTAGCTGGCTTGAGAATGTCATCTGTGACAATCACAACACCTTGTACAATATCATCAACGTAAGTAAAGTCACGTTTCATATCGCCAAAGTTGTAGATCGTAAGTGCATTATCTTCAAGGATAGCGTCTGTAAACTTAAACAGCGCCATGTCTGGCCGGCCGTACGGACCATAGACAGTAAAGAAACGAAGACCAGTCGATCGAGAAAGTTTTGAATGCATAAACTGACATTCATTCGATCGCTTTGACCAGCCATAGGCATTGTTCTGGTGAGCAGGACGATCATGCTCATTCCATGGAAGCGGCTGGCCATGCATAACACATGAGCTTGAAGCATAGACTACTGGTGTGTCGTACTGCTCAGCAACTTCTAGGATTCTTTGAGTACCGGTGATATTAGTATCAATGTAGTGTTGTGGCTCTTCAAACGAATGACGAGGATTTGCATATGCTGCAAGGTGTAACACTACATCTGCATTCTTAATTAATTCTTCGTATGCGTCTGGATCTTGAATATCAGCATGTACTACATCGATGCCTATACCATTGAGTATAGCTTCACGAGCATGCTTTAGTTTAACGTCGTAATAGTCATTGAAGTTATCAAGTCCTGTTACGTTCCACCCTAGTTCACTGAACTTCTTGGCTGAGTGGAAGCCAATCATGCCGGCCATGCCGGTAATAAAAATAGTTGACATTAGAAAAACTCCTCGAGTCCTTGTGGTTGGTGTTCATCGGTAGTGGCTAGTTCGATAATTTCGTTAACAACGTCTGCTCCGTCAGAATGCTGCTTCCAAAATTCAAACGCCATTTCCCTCCAATCATCTCTCATCGATGGTGAAGATCGTAGATTGATCATGAGATCTCGACACTGCTGAAAGTTAGTGTAGTCGAGACCAATCGTACCAGTGTCTTTACATAGGCTCACTGGCTTGTCCTGTACTTTATGTATGACATTATCACAGAAATGTTTATGAAAGATAGGAATAGAACCACACGCAATAATTTCTGCATGACAGTTCTCAATATTGTTTCCATAGGTTTCTGCTTTAAGGTGATACAAGTCTGCACCAAAACCTGACTTAGCTAGACGTTGCATGCAGTCATGGTTAGTGTACTGTGGATAAAGATATGCACCTTGGCCAGCTTCTTCTGTGCCATACATATCTTCTCTAAACTTTTCTGTTTCGCCGTGTTGTTTTTCAGGCCGAAAGTAATTTACAACCTTACGACGATCTGTAGGATTCTCATTCTTATTATCACGATAGAGTACCAAAGGATATTGAATAGAAGCTTCCAATCCTTCAAGGACTGTGATAAAGCCCGCATCCATTATCGCATCTTGGTGATAATCAATCATAAGAGCTGGACCTTTCCACATAGCTGTGCGGCCAATCCAACGTACGTATTCTTCGTATGTTTCCTCGATTGGTTTCCAGTATTTAGCACGATGGCCATCATAGTCAAAGCCAAGAGACATTTTCTTGAGAGGTACCATGATCTTGTTCTTCTTCATAAATCGTGAGAAATCATTCTCAAGACTATGAGTCATAATCACGTCCATCTTCTTACATACTTCAACAAGGTTAGCATTACGTGCAATCGATGCAGCTTTATGGTCTACATTGATAAACGCTTTGCGTACTGTGATAGCATCAAGAAGTTTAGGAAAATTGTCTTGACAATCTTGTGGGTGACTTTTAGATGGTACGGAATACACGATACACAGATCATGTAGATTAATCACCTTAGCCATCTGCTCCCATTCCGTACTGACTGATAGTTCAGTCTGCTCGATATCGAGACCTTTGGCTCTTCCCCACTTCTTGTCATTGGCAGAAAGGATCGTGGCTCCAGTAACTTTCTGCATTTGGATTGCACACTGTGTAACGCCGCAACCTTCGGTACCACGACCGAGTAAAATGATAGTCTTCATATTTCGCTCCTTACACTACTATTATACCATAGTAATGTCTATTTGTAAATATAGTTTATTTATGATTTTGTATTATTCAACTGTGCTTGTCATCAGCTCAATAACTTCTTCTACTTCAGCAGCTTCTGCTTTTTTCTGAGCTTTAACTGCATTATCGAGTTCTTTGAATGCAACCGTAGCTCTCAACTTAGAGTACAGGTTTTCATTTGCAGACAGGCGAGTCTTAATAACTCGATTGGCTTCATCATTCTTGTATTCAAGAAGAACGTATGCACGATACTGCGTACCGTTTGGCACTACTTTAGATTCTTTGATTGTGTAACCAGCAACATCTGCATCTGCAATAATATTACGAGTTACTTGTTCAAACTCAGTTTGTACACTACTATCAAAATCTGTAGTACCTAACTTAGACTTAAACAGTTTCATTTGAGAACGTAGCCTGCTATCAACGCGATCTGCTAGAGTCGTCTTGGCTGATAGCACTGCGATATCAACTGCGAGTTGTAAGTCTGGTGTTTCTGATGTTCCTACCGCATATACTGCATCATCTTTTTTAGGAATGTCTGTGTACCACTTAGGCATATGATCAATTTGAGTTTTGACTTGCTCAGACTTATACTCAAACATTTGCTTCGACATGATAGTCTCAGGCGGTGGTGTGTTAGAACATGCGCCAAGAATCAACGCTGTTGCTGGAACTAAAATTAATTTACTCATACTATACTTCCTTTATCCATTCACTTATTCGATCTGTTGGACACCCGTCTTGTGACTTCACAATACAGGCCTTATACATTTGAGCACCAAGTTCTACAGACGTACATCCACTTAATGCAATTACTGTTAATGCTCCAAGTATATATTTCATCATTGAAAAAAGGCTCCAAAGATGCTATTCAAATTTGTTTGAAATTCTATCTTTAGACCGGTGGCTGGACTTTCTGTTTTTCTAAAGAAAGGATCCGTCGTATAACCAGAGGTTTTTACAGGTGCAGCAGTTTTAACTACTGGCTTTTTCTGTGGTAACACTGTAGCTACACTCTGTGTACACTGCCTTTTAGTTTTTGAAGATAGAGTTTCACTTGAAACAATACTCATTGTTTCTTTCTTTGCTTTGATCAAAGCCTGATCGCATGCATCGTTCTCAGCCATGTCAGGACCAAAAACGTATTCGCCACTCGCAGGATATATAGCACCGTTGATTTTAACATCAGCAGTTACCATACACTTACGAGTGTCTTCGATATACGTAAACACGTTACGTTTAATATTTTGAGTCTTTTGAATGTGGTGTGTCCAGTTTGTTTCAACATTATTCGAGTAATCACAAGACACTTCAGCAATTGCTGGCGTTGATATTAGTACTAAGGCTATCACAACTTTTTTCATAATAAAGATCCTCTTTTATTATGTACTATTTTACCACATTTAAATAAGATTGTAAACCATTAATCACACTGATTTCAAACTTTTTATCATTAAACTTACGATTAAGCGGTGATGGGTGAGGGAGAGGGTAGTGCTCGATCCCCATTTTTGTTAATATATGTTTCACATCGTTGCCTAATGTTAGTATAATATTATAAGACTCTGTTATTTCTTTTATATATGTTTCACTAATATCAGACATTTTAATAGAAGTCGCACGGTGTGCACACGCATTACTAAAGCTGTATATCTTAACACCACAGTCATCTAACCAGCGATTGAGACGATTGATAGAAGGATTGCCCTTCCTCGGACAGTATTCTTTCGAGGAAGGGCTGTGACCTAATACTAATATTTTATTTTTGTGCAATGACATGAGCCATATCTATTTCTAATTGTTTAATTCGTTCTGTAAGTTCTGCAATTTTCTGTTCAGGGGTTCGATGATCGATGCCTTCTTTAGCATCTTCTTCTCGCATTCTTCTTAGCATGTAATCGTAATGACCTTCACGATTCGGAACAGAAGTCCCATTTAATACCTGCTTCATTGAACATCTCCTTAGTTTTTTGCCATGACTTTTCCCACTTGGGTGGAACATCTTGTTTCAACATGACAACTTTTTTTATGCCAACCTGAATCACGCCTTTAGCGCAATCTGAACATACTGGTAATCCGTATACGTATAATGTGGCTCCATTAAGACATACACCATTATATGTCGCGTTGTAAATCACGTTCATTTCAGCATGAACTACCAGCTCATATTTCCTGTCTTTATCATCGTATCTATCCTGTAGATCTTTAATACCTCGAGGAAACCCGTTATAGCCCTGAGCTAGAACTTCTCCTTTAGATCCAATCGCTACAGCCCCAATCTTGCTTGAAGGATCTTTAGACCAAGTCGAAATTTCTTTGGCCAGAGCTAAATATCTTTTGTCCCACTTAGACTTATCATTTACTATCTGAATGTTTAGCTTATTTGACAAGATCAAAGTGCCTTTCATAGACGTGCAAGTTTTGTACTTGCCATGTAATATTACCGACTATCATTTCTTTACGATAGTCTGCATCCCAAGCTGTATCCAGATAGCATTGATTATAGTCAGCAACCAATTGCTCTAGAACAAAGAGCTGCCAAGCATAGTCATTCTTGTATCCGAACACGACATCGTTTGAGCGCATTTGGACCACAGCGTGGATTGCGCCATCGCGTAGATAATAAGTAACAGCATTAGTGCAGATGAAATCGTTTTTATTATTCTCATTATACTCAGCCCAAATAGATGGTCGATTATAAACCATCGTAGCACGGCGGCTAGCCATATTGGTTAGTAGCTCGTCAAGCACCATATCGTATTGTCTATAGTATTTATCAGAATAAATTAACGTTCCGTAATTACTGTTAATTTCTCCGTGTTCATTTGCACTGTATTTCCAAGCTGCTGGAGGTTCGTCTCTATCTCCAATATCGTTGATATTAGTAGACATACTACGATACCAATCAAGCTCATCAGCAATATATTCATCATTAGGTGTACCGAAGATCG